TTAATAGTTTAAATTAATTTTTAATTAAACCTGCTCTTCTAGCAAATATCTCAGACCTAGTTACAGGCAGTTTTTCTTTTTCTATTTGTGGAGTTTCCACAATAGGATTTGTTTCTTCTTGCCTTTCTCTTTCAGCCAATTCGAATAATTGTAATTCAGCTTGTCTTCTATTAACTAAACCATCTAAAATTGTTCCACCTTTTTTATCTTTTACAAAACCTATTTTAGAATCAAAAGCTTCTTTTTTAAATCTTTCTATGTCACCTACCGCTAGACCTTCTTTATAAGCTTTACTTTTTAAGAAACCTGTTTGTCCTATATTATAAACAAGAGAAGTTAAAGATGCTTTTTGATTATCATCTAGATTTAATCTTTTACCTTTAGAGTCAGTTAGTTTATTAACAAAGTCTATATCCTTTTGTATTCTTTCTTTAAATTGTAATTCCATTTCAGGAACTGTTTTAGCAGGTATAACTCCTCCCATATTATTAGCAGTCCTAACTTCTAATCCAAAGCCATAGGTTCTATTTCCTGAAGGGTCTACATATTCTCCTAGTAAAGGTATTAGTGGTGTATTTGCATTTGGTTTATACATACTATTTTCATCATATCTTTTAAAAGATAAAATAGCATCATATAATGCTTGATTTTCTTGTTTAGCTATAAAGGTAAATGCTTTATCTAATACTGTTCCTAAATCTTTTATTCTTTGTTCACTCATTATTTCTTCACTAAACTTCCACCGAAGTAAAGTCCCACTATTGATGACATAAGGTGAGTATCTAAAGGAGTAATTACTACACCTGCAAATGCTCTGTCCATTAGTATTTCTTTCTTCTCTATTAGAAACAAAAAACCGGGCTTGAACTCTGTCCATGTTAATATGACAGGGATATCTAAAAGCACAGGAACTATCTTAGGCCATGCAATAACAAAGAAGACAGC